CAACTAGATCGTGCTATCGAGCAAAAAGAACGATTAGCAGAACGCACACAAGAACGAGCCGAAAAGCAAGAACTAAAAGCTAGTGAACGTATTGAAAAGCTAAAAGATGAGTTACAAGACCGTATCAATAATGTACGTTCAATTCGTGGTGCTGGACTTGGAACAATTTCTGACTACATGAACCGAGCAAGAAAAGAATTAGGTGAGTTGCCTATTTCTAATGCTATTCAGTTTAAAACGTATCAGAATAAAGCGGTAACCGCTGGCAAGAAAGCTGATAGAGCATTGGCAATCGGTGATATAGATAAGGCACTAGGCTTTAAACGTGAACAGATGCTACAACAAGCAAGAGCAAGAGTAGCATTTGAAAACTTTGAAAAGTCCAAGAAGTTGCGATTGAAATTGAAACAACAATTGCAACGAATGACCAGACCTAAGAACCCTATTGCTATTGAACCTAATATGCGTTATTTCTATAGCCACATGGCATACCAAATGGGTTTAACTAAGTACGATGGTTTACCGCCTGTTGATGGTTTTGATATGAATACAGTATTAGCTGCACTAGATCCTGATGTTGGTATTCTAAATCAACAATCTATGGTTCAATTAGAACCTTGGATAGTTGAGATGTTCTACTCTAAAACACCTAAACCGTTCCGTTCTATCACCATGAATGAACTAGAAACACTAGAAGAACTCATGACTGGGATGTACAAGAACGGCAGAAACGAGTATGAGGGTACAACCATCTTAAACGATAAGGGTGAAAGCGTATCGTTTGATAACGCAGTACAAGAAATCATTGGTGAGGCTACAGAAACATTTGGTAAAGAAAGTGGCGATGTATTCAACAAACTCAACAATCAAACTAAGATGGATGCAGTAAGTGGTAAGCTATATAGTTTTCATCTAGCATTACTTAAAGTTGAAAATATTCTTACGTAGAATGGGTGGCGGTAAAAACGGATTTGCAGTTAAATACATCTATGACCCAATCAACCGAGCAACGCAAGCATTCAATGAACGTAAGGAAGCATCAATGCGTAGATTGGCTAATGATGTAGGAATATATTCCAAGCGTGAACTGTTTGATATGCGAAATGACCATTTGTATACAGTTGGTGAGTTATACGGCTTAACAAAAGAGCAACTTATCATGATTGCTCTTAACTGGGGTACTGAAAGCAACCGACAACGTGTAATGGAAACAACAAAAGCAAATGAGGTTGAAATTGAACGTGCGTTCCAAGAACACATGACAGATAAGGACTGGGAGTTTGTAATTCGTACATGGGATCATATCAATTCGTTCTTTGAAGAACGCAGCCGAGTGCAAGAGGAACTTTACGGAAACCCATTAAAGAAAGTAGAGGGTTTGACATTCACTATCGGTGGTAGAAATATTGAGGGGCAATATTTCCCTATCGTGTATAACCCTAAAGTAAATGCATCTGTTAGCGACAATCAAGTCGAAGATATTGCAAAAACTATGGTAAGTAGTAATGCGGTTTGGGGAACTGGTATGAGCGCCACTAAATCACGTTTAGATGTAGTTAAGGATAAATCATTGCTATTAGACTTTGATGTAATTCCTAATGCTATCACAGAGGCTATTAACCACGTTACAATGCGTAAAGCAGTAACCGATGTTAATAAGCTAATCAGTAACAGAGAATTGCAAAACTACATTGTAGATAAATTTGGTGCAGATACTTACCAATTCTTACGAACTTGGGTTCGTGATAACTGGCAAGATGAACCAGCTAAAACAAACGATTTTGACCGATTAATTCTTACGTTGAAAAAGAATACAAATACAGCTGTTATGGTTGGACGTGTATCCGTAGCATTACAAAATGCGTTGAATATTCCTGTTGCATTCTATCGTATCGGTGTAGGTAATACCATTAGAGCAATCAATCATGCTGGTTAGGTTCTATGGACACGGAACTACAACGTATAACAACACTAGAGATTTTGTGTTAGAACAATCAATCTTCATGAGAGAGCGTGTACAAACTTTAGATAAGACTGAAACAAGGTTTATCTATTGGTGGTAAAGGTATTCGTATTAATGACACTAACATTGCTAATTATAGAGCGGAACAACTAGCAGATATTAGGGATGAAGTAAACCAAATGGGCTTTAGATTGCTTACCGAAACAGATTTTGCATTGTCTATTCCAGTATGGAAATTTGCATATGATCAAAAGCAAGCGGAACTCATCGGTAAAGAGGGTGTAAGTCCTGAGTGGATAGAACAAAAATCTATTGAGGCTGGCGATAGAGCAGTCCGAGATATATTTGGTAGTGGTGATACAAAAGATGCTGCTGCTATTCAACGTGCCAGAAGTTCTATTATGCAAATGTTTATTCCGTTCTATTCCTACGCTAATACGTTATATAACATCATTACAGAGGGTAACTACGCACGAAAAGATACAGGTGATTATGCAAGGTTCGTTAAGGTGCTATGGTGGTCATTGGTAGTTCCAGCAATAGGCATGATGGCTTACAAAGCTATGACGAATGGTGATGATGATAAGCCTGAAGATTTAGCTAAGTCATTTATCGAAGAGTTGGTCGCACAAGGTACTATGGGTGTTCCGTTGGTTAGGGATATAACCAATATGGCTATGAAGTTTATATTGGGAGAAAGACCTTATAATAAAGGAAATACAGTATTAGCTACAAGCATTGCAGAAAAATTCTATGATGTTAGTATCGCTATTGTAAGCGATAAAAAAGATGGTATTGATGTAGGTAGAAGTTTCAGTCAGTTAGCGAACAGGGCAACAGGGTTTAGTGATACTGTTACTGATGGACTATGGACATTAGCTAGATATGCATTCACCGATACCGATGCAGCTATAGAAGATGTAATCATGGCTATCATGTTTGACCGCAGACTTAAAACTAAAAAGATAAAAAGAAACATTGATAAATAAGGACTATCCATAATGGGTAGTCCTATTTATATACATTGAAAGGGGATGTTAAATTGACACCAGAAGTTTTGAAACCATCTGTAGTGTATCAATGCGATGGGGTAAATAAGAAGTTTATTTTCCCATATGATTTCGTGCAAATCGAGGATGTTAAACTAACTATCGTTGATGAAGATGGTACAGAGGCGGTACAAGTAGGGAACATCGATTATGACGAAAGCACCAAATCGGTAATTTACCCAGCGAATGGGGATGCACTAGCCGTAGGGCAAAAGGTTATCTTGGAACGTAAAACACCAATCTCACAAGATATGGACTTGCCTGATGAATACCCATTCGAGAATATCGAACACGCAACGGATAAGATTATTCTTATCTTGCAAGAAATGAAAGCCGATTTAGATCGTTCACTAAAAATTCGAGTTGATAGCGACAAAACGCAAATGAAGTTGCAAAAGATATTGTAGATCGTTCTGTAAAGGCTGCTAATGATGCCATTAATGCTATGAATGTAATTTCCGAAAAGTCCGATAAGATTAATGCTAATGCAGATATAATCAACCGATTGGGCGAAGAAATCAAAACGATAGCATCGACTGTTGATGATAAATTGGCATCGGCTAATACGGCACTTGATACAACCTCTACGAATGTTGCTACTGCTGAACGATTAGTTAGAGATGCTAAGGCTTATGCTGGACAAACAACTGTTGATAAACGAGATATTAATGAGTTAGTTAGTCAAGCACGCACGTTAAAAACAGACATTGATAATAAACAAACATCAATCGCAAGTAACGCAATTAAGGCAACAGATGCGGCGAAACGTGCAGAAATGGCAGCCAGTAAAGCGGAACAAATTGCATTGCCTAATGGCGGTGGTTTAATTACAAAAACCGAAGCCGATACAAAGTTTATTCCTAAGGATAGTTTGTATGGCATTGTATCTGTAAAAGACTTTGGGGCAGTTGGTGATGGTGTAGCTGATGATACCGCAGCATTTAAACGTGCTAACGATAATCTTAAAAATAAGATATTGTTAGTACCTAATGGCATCTACAAAATTAATGAACATCTAACTTTCAATACTGTTGATAGTGTCATGGATATGGGTACATACAACAATGTAAAACCATTCTACCCTACTGAAACACCGATGTTAAAAGGTGCATCTAACATCGCATTTGTGAAAAACATTCAATATGGTGATGAGGTCAACCAATGTCAAGGCTTTACCTACAACGATAAAAAGAATGTATTCGTGTTAGCTTGTATTAGCGGTGATGGTAATAACCAAATATTCTATGAACTCAACTCATCTACATTTGAAATTGTAGGCACGTATAAGTTTAATGACCCTGATAAGATGGGGCATTGTAACACTATGTGCTATAACAAATACACTAATAAGATTTATCTTGCTAATGGTTTAAAAAATGGTAACAACCTAACAGTACTTAATGCGGACACAATGCAATATGAACGTACTATCACATTAAATGAACGTGTATTTAATATTGGTTATGACCCAATCACACGTACTTATGTAAGCATCGTTCCTATTAGCGGTCAACAACGCTTACGTGAAATCAATTTATACAACGATGATTTCAAGAAATTAAAAACATATCAAGTCGATTATGAATATGATGATTTCAATAACAATGGTGCTTTCATGTTAAACGGCTGCATCATGAGTGCAACGCTTGGTAGTTTGGTAGAATGTACACCATTTGGCACAGTTAAACAAATCATTGAGATTAACAGAACGACTGAAATCGAAGATATAGCTTATTACAACGGCAAATTCTATTTTGCGGTTTTAACAGAAAAACCAAACAAGCGACACCAAGTTGATATTTATGTTGGTGATCCGAATAAGGACTATCAAAACTCTATCAATACTGCACGATTGGCAACGCTTGATTATCTCAAACTAACAGGCGGTACATTAAATGGCGCACTTAAAATGGCTAATAATACCTTAATCGAGGGTTATAAACCTGACGGACATGGTGTTGGTATGGCTAAGGTATCTACTAGCGGTAACGTAGAACTTGGCGATAACTCCGTTAATACGTTTGTTAAAGGTAAGGAATTTAAACACTATGATGGTACAGATAGTTTCACAGTACTTACCACCAAACATTACGGAACGGCTATTTATAAGAAAAAGGATGTAGATGATAACTTTGTTAAGAAAACAGAGGTAGACCAGTTAGGTTTTCCATACTCTAAAATTGAAACGGCAACAGATTGGAACACATTCACAGAACAAGGTGCTATAGAAATAAACTTTGATGGTGGCACTAATAACCCACCACGTAGCCACAAACAAGGAATGCTAATCGTAATGAACTTTGGCAAAGGTGCAATGATTGACCAAACATTCCATGCATTCAATGGTGAAACGTACCACCGAATGTTTATGGCTAATCAATGGAAGAGCTGGGGTAGAGTACAAACATCCTTGAATAGCCGATTGAAATTGTGGAGTGCTAATGGTGGAAATGAGGTGTATGTTGAATAATGCCTAACTTAAAAGTTAAGAAAGGGAATGATACATTAACCTTTGAACTGACTGATAACTTGCGTGATGTAGGCGAAAAACGATTGCCGATAGTTATTAATGGTAAAACATATTATGCACGATTAGGGGCGGATAAAACCGCCCTTGTGGTGCAACGTACATCGAACGGCAATAAGAGTTATGTTCAAACAAGCCCTGTATCATTTAGTACTTGGAATTGGCAAAAGTACACAAATGATGTTAGAGGAACTGAAAAAATGTTTGTGTATTTACCTAAAGGAAGATATAGAGCCACAGTAAGCGCAAGTCGTAATGAAAGTAATGAGTTTAGCGTTGCTACATCAAAAGATATTGAGGTTAATGTGTCTACTGTAGCAAGTTTTCCTAATCAAAAAGCTATATTTAATGTTGATGGATGGAGAAAAGAAATATTAACTAGCGATAGTAAACTAACCATTAAGATAGAACGAATTGGAGAGTAAGCATGATTGAAGTTTTTCTTCCACCTTTTATGGTAGAGGTTTTTAGTGTGAGTGAGGCGGTGAGAATATCACTAGCCATATTTACAAGTGTTGTATTGGTTTTTGTTGATACATTATTGCGTGTCTTAGTTGAGGCACGCAATTTTAATTTGGCTACTAATAGAGAATTAACCATTAAGAATATGTTCCTTGCGATTATATGGCGAGGATGGGCGAGTGTTGAAGTTAATGGTAAGCAACGCAGATTTTTAGTGAGTGGAAAACTACGAGCAGATATGACTAAAAAATTAGTTAAGTCTTATCCTTGGTTATTCCTCTTATCATTCATCCTATTAACATTGCCTGATGTTGACATTCCTATGCTAGGTCGCATTGATGTGTTCTTGTCTACATTGCTGTACCTAGTACCTATCATGGTCGAGTTAGCAAGTATTGTAGAGAATATGATTGAACTTGAATTTGTAGAAAGTGCATGGTTTCAACGTGCAATGAGTTTGGTTAAAGAGTTGATAGCGTTCGTTAAATCAATAAAGGATGCGATTAAATGAAAATTCATTATGAAGATACTATAACCTTAGTGGCACTAGCAACCGCACTAATCATGACTATTTATCTTGAACAGAAAGATTTGGCAAGTGTAATAGTTGGTGTATTAGGTGGTTATATTGGTGCTACTAGGGGTGTTAAGCGTTCCCAATATATGAAAGAACAAGAAACAAAAAAGGAAGATTTAGGGTGCTAGAAATAGCGCCCTTTTTGATTAAGGGGGTATTCCGTATGAAATGTGGTAAATATTTTAATGAAAGTGAATTTGCTTGTAAATGTGGTAATCATGGTTTTAATCAAGATGGTACACCTTGTTTAGATCATGTTATCGATAAGCGCTTGGTAGATTTGCTAGATGCTATTCGTGAAAGATTGGGTGTTCCTGTATATATTTTGAGTGGTTATCGTTGCCCTACCCATAACGCAGAAGTAGGTGGTGTATCTAACTCTCAACACGTTTTGGGTACGGCAGCAGATATTACCTACGATGGAATTGATGTAGATTATTTAGCATCCGTGGCGGAAGAGTGTGCAAACGAAGTATTGGGTGAGGGTGTTGGCATTGGCAGTTATTACTACCAAGATTTTGTGCATGTAGATGTACGTGGTTATGATGCACGATGGAACGATTTAGACTAAATTTAATTAAATGAGGTGTAAGCCATGTTAATTAGTAAGTTGGTACAAACCATCAAGGACCACTACAAAATAGCCGTAGCGATTACCCTATGCGTTTTTGTCGCTATTGTAGGTGTAGTGATATATCATTACAAACATAAGCAGTTAGAAAAGCCTGTAGTCATTACACAGGAACAGGCTAAATCACCTACAGAATTGTCAAAAGCAATTCATGTTACTGAAACAGAAGCACAGGAAGTTATTTCCAAAAAGGAAAGAACTCTACCAGTAGCGACTTATTACACACAAGCACCTACAGTTGAAGTTGCTGCAGAAAAGGTGAAACAGGATATTGCACATAGCAACCCTAATTTGCCTAAAGCAGCTACAGAAAAATCTGATAGAACTGCAGTAGTAGCTAACACAGATGAACAAAAAGTAGATGTTTATAAAATTAAGCTAGATAAACCGCATAGCATATTAGCTGGTGTAACAGTAATGACTAATGGTGAGGTATACGAAACAGTAGGGTATGAAGATAAAAAGGTGCAAGGGTTAGCGCACTTTAAAGGTTCAGAATTTAAAGGTGCATCCGCATTAGTAAAAGTTGTGAGATGGTAGGTGATCCAAATATCTCCGAGTTGCACGGTTTGCAACAACAGTTGTATATGAAATTGAGGGTAGCGTAATTGCTACCCTCTTTTTTATTGCCGTCAAAAATTCGTCAAAAAATGAATTTTAAATATTGTGTTTTGTGTAAGTGGTTTTAATAAACCACGATATAAGACTTTGATTATTACAACGTATTTTGAAATTTGAAATAAAATTAAGCGATATAACCTTTTATGATTGTTAAGATTGTAAATGTAAAGAAGTGCTTATTTACTGCATCTTTTAAAGTATGATTATCAAATTCGTCAAAAATCGTCAAAAATTTTATTTAAAAATATTAGCAACTGCATTTGATGCTGCTGCTTTCATTTCATCGTTATAATGTACGTAGGTTTTCATCACCATTTGTGGTGTATCACCAAGTAGTGATGATACAGTTTTCACATCTAAGCCATTTGCTAATAGCTTTGTAGCATAGGTATGTCTAAGGTTATGTGCTGATAGGTTATCTCCAAAGCGTTTTAAGTATGTGTTTATTTGCCATTTAACACCGTTTTTCTTGTATGGGTTTAATACAAGGTCATGTTCAAACTCTAACTCATGTGATTTATATTCTATTAGTATGTTTTCTAATATAGGCGGAATTGGCAAAATTCGCACCGAATTGGCGGTTTTAGTTTTCTCAAAGGTGATTGCACCTTTACGGAAAGAAAGTTGCTTATTGATGTGAATTTGGTGATTTTCTAGGGATATATCATTCCAAGTTAGTCCATACACTTCACTAAACCTCATGCCAGTATATCGTGCTATTTGTAAGAAATAATAGGCTTGTGGATATTTCTCACGCATATACTTTGCGAATTGGTTTAAATCTTCATCTGTTATCGTATGGATCATATTCTTACGTTCCACACGTGGCAACCTAACACCATTACATGGATTATCTGAAACTATTTTGTATGGGTTTATCGCTATGTAGAATATCCGACTAATCACTTTGTAATATGTGTTAATTGTAGTAGGCGATGTAACCATTTTATTTACTACATTCTGAATGTGTAGCGGTTTAATGTCAGACAATTTCATATCGTGAATTGATTTGTAAGCACATATAGCATGATTGTACATAACAAAAGTACTGTGCGCAATGTGTGCCTTTTTATTCAATGAACATATCCGCAAATTCCTTGAATGTTAATTCTTTTAATTCTGTATCTTTTGTGAGTAGTGCAGTTTTGTCTAATTCCTTTACTATAACGTGTCCGTATTCCTTAGCCTCACGTTTGGTTTTGAAACCCTGTTTAGATTTCTGTTTCCATTTATAGCCGTCTTTGTACGCTACAATGATTTGAAAACCTTATCTTTTTTCTGATAGTGAAATTGTATTGCATAATTCACCTCATAATATATGAGTGTAGAAGTTGATACCCTCAAACTCTATTTCCCTTGCGTGTGCCATGCGTTCGATTAAATCAATATGAGCATGACTATACATATCATCATTTAATATATGACCTATCTCATGTAGTATACCTTTACGTTGTACATCAATAGGTTTATCACTATTAACGAGAATGGTGTAAGTGCCATCATCATTTAGTTTTAATACCGCAGTTTGTGTAGGTCTTAACTTAGTGTAAATCAAAACTATATTCATAATACTTAACCCCCTTATGGGAGTATTGTATCTCATGAAATGGGAATGAAATTACACATGTTATATGTTAATGTATTCTATAAAACCAAGGCTTGTATTTCTTTGATAATAAATCATAAGCGTATTTACTTGCTAAATTCCCATGATATTTTGTTTTAAGATGCATAAATAAAACTAACTGAGGGTCAAAAGGATAAATATCAGCAATCATTTCTAATTTCTTTAACTCTAAATCGCTTATTTCGTGATTTTTAAGTACTTCTAAATAAAGCAAACGACCACCATTTATATCTATTTCTTTCATAATAAAGTCGCAAATTGTAATATCGTTATCAAATAGGCTCATAGCATAAATATATGTAGCCATATATTCATCTGGGGTTTCGTTTCGCACTTTTTTTGGTTTCACATTCGGAATGCCAAATAGAACTAAATTTCTTAAATCCAATCTGGTCATGAAAGCTTGTTGAGTTAGCCAAAATATAAAATGCAATGATGATAACTATTAACAATATAATAAGCGAAAGGATAAACATATTACTTGCCCTCACGTTTCTTTAACATTTCGATAGTGTTTATTACAAAATCAATGTCAGCCTTAGACATATCTTTGCTGGCATCAAACAATATTCTAAGGTTTGGGTTGTCCTTAATTGCTTGTGCGTATTCAGAAACATCAGGATCTTCATAATAAGGAAAATCAAATTCATCTTTTCCGTATAGTGTATCTATATTTACGTTGAAATAATCAGCTATTGCCTCTAATATCTCAAAGCTTGGCTTTCGTCTACCTTGTTCATACATACCAACAAGGCTTGGTGATACTTCTATATAATTTGCCAATTCTTTTTGAGAGATGCCACGGCTTTTTCTTAATTCTGTTAATCTGTTAGCAAATGTCATTTCACACACCGCCTTATATATAATATATACTTCTATGCTTTGATTATCACACAAAGTGAGTAAAATTTCAAGAAAAACTACACTTTAAGTGTTGACAAGTTTTTGTTTGTGTACTACACTATGAGTGTAGCAAGAAGCGAGGTGATTAAATATTGAATACAAAAAACATTGCTACTAAATTAATAGAGTTAAGGAACTCTAAGAATTTAACTCAAAAAGAGTTAGCATTAAAAGTTGGTGTAGCACCTACATCTATAGCTATGTACGAAGTCGGTAAACGTGTTCCGAGAGATGAAGTAAAAATTAGATTAGCTAAGGTGTTTGGTAAATCTGTACAGTCAACTTTTTTTTTGCGAAGTAGCTACACTTAAAGTGTAGAGAGGGGCAAAATGATAGTACAAAATCAAAAAGATTTAAGGGTAGCAAATCGAATGTACGGACGAAAACTACCTACATTTGGTTATGCAGGCAGAAATGATGAATATGCACAATACTGGCGGAAACTCATCAAGGCTAAATGGTCTAAACGAAACCAATCAAGATGGAATAAGAAAGTTATTCTATCTTGGGTAAAGTTAGCTAGAACGGCTGACCTCCATGCAAGGAATGAAAAGCGATGGAGAGCCTAGTATACACGGCTAACCAAGTAGCGGAACTATTTCAAATTTCACTAACTGCAGTATATGACCTAAGAAATAAAGGTAAGCTGAAACAACTACCGAATGTAAGCGGTGTAAGGTTTAGTAAAAAAGAGGTTGAAGCACTAGCAGGAGTTGAAAGTGAATATTCTGCTATTGGTTACAGAAAATTAAAAAAACGAGGTAGAGCGATTAGAAAAAGAAAACAAAAAGTTAAGAGTGAAATAAAAAAAATCACCAGCCAAATGCTAGTGATTGTAGGAGAAGATTTATGAACATACTCGCAGAACTAAGAAGAATGGCTAACGCACATAAAGCGACTATTGAAAGTACAGATAAACTAACTGACGAACAAATTAGATCAGCTAAACAGTTTATTGGTAACGCCCTTAAATGGGATGCAGATAGTAGTGCGCAAATGGTAATTGATGCATTAGCTAGTAAAGGATATTACGAATGATTAAGTTGTGTTATGGAATGAAAATTATATCCGCACTATTGATAGTAGGTGGTATGGGTAGCTTAGAAATTGACAACATCGATATGTGGACATTCATTTGTCAAAGCCTATTAGGTGTAACGATGTGGCTACTAAGCAGTAAATGGGAAGAAGAAATAGCTTTTTATGAAAATAAAAAAGTCCGTTGTGAAAAGTTTTAGAAGAAGTTTCAACGGACTTAGTGTAGGAGTATTAGGAAATACTCTACTTGTATTTTACACAAGGAGAATAAATGGAAATAAATTTAACACCTATAGTTAGTCAAAATCAACAAGTGTTCAAGTGGAACAAAGATGAAATTAAAACTTACTTTGAGGCACAGTAGAAAAGTATAAAGGACTTGTAGTAACAGAAGAAAACTATAAGGACATGGTTAAAGTGCTAAAAAACGAAATCGTTAAATATAGAACAACGCTTGATAAATTCTGTAAAGAGAAAAAACGAGAACTTAAAAGACCAATTGAATTATTTGAGGAAGAAGTAAACGAAGTATTGAAAGTTGTTTATGATGCAGAAAAGCCACTTGCAGAACAAATCAAATACTTTGATGAAAAAGAGGCACAAGCTAAAACAGATGCTATCAATAAGTTTATCGAAAAGATGCTTGAAAAATATGGAGTGCGTGAAGAATACGCAAATCAACTTCAACATGATAAACGCTGGTTAAATAAAACTGCAAAGATGAAAGATATTGAAGTTTCCATTGAGGGAATGATGATTGAAATTTCAAAGCGCCAACAATCAGATGATGATTATAAACAAATCTTAGCAGAGAAAAAAGGCATGATTGAGTTTGTTGTAGATACTTGTAACCAACAATACGAACTTGCCACACCAATCACATTTAATGAATGTTGGGATGCAGTAAAAGATATGCCACTAGATCAAGCTAGAGAGTTAATCAACGCAAAGTTTGCGGAACGTAACGAAATGGAAGAGGCAGCAAGAGCAAGCATCATAAATGAACCAGTTGAAACAATCGAAGTTGTAGAAACAAAAACTGGTTTAACAGTTACTGTTTATGACTTAACCGAAGAGGATGCAAAAGATTTAACTGATTTCTTAGAAATGCGTGGTTACAAGTACAAAGAGGTATAGATGGATAGTAGATATATAGCGGTTAAGAGTGTACCGCAATCAGCTTTAAAGCCAATCGAGTTTGGGAAACTAAAAGGCAAGTATGATATTTCTCCTCAATGGAGATGGGGAAATATTAACCGAAACATATGGTATGTGTGGCATTGGTTGGTACTTTGACATTGTAGAAACAAAAGAAGTGTTGGTAGAGGCTACTGGCGAAACGATGCTTTATGTAAAAGTAAATCTTTATATCAAAGATGGGGAACGAGTGGAGTAAACCAATTCCTGGTTATGGTGGCGATTTCTTAATTCAAAAAGATAAAAATGGTTACCACGGAAATGATGAGGCATTCAAGATGGCGGTTACAGATGCATTAGGTACTGCAGCAAAAATGATTGGTGTAGGTGCTGATGTATACCGAGGTTTACAAGATACAAAAAATTAATGCAGCAGCTGAAAAAGAAAAGAAAGAAAAAGACTTTGACCCTCACAATGCATACGCAATCATTTTGAAGATGGCAAAAGAACATGGGGTAAGTGAAGAACAAGTAGCACACCAATTAACAGAAATGTTTGGTGTTGGTGTGATTGATAACATTACAAGAAATCAAATGTCAAAACTCTATGACTGGGTAAAAGGTTATGAAGTGGACAACAAGTAACATTGAAACACTCCGTAGTCCTCTAGGTGTAATGGTAGTAATACCAGCACCACATGACAATGATCTGGCGAAATTAGATAAAGACAAAGAATATGTGATTGAAATCAAAAAGAAATCAAAATCACGCAGTATGAACGCTAATGCTTATTGCTGGGTTCTGTGTCAAAAAATAGCAGAAGAGTTAAGTAAGACTGGGTACACCTCAAAAGAGGATGTGTACCGAAAAGCAATCAAAGATTGTAGCCACTTTAGTTACGTACCAGTACGTGAAGATGCCATAGAAAGATACATTCAAATATGGCAAGGACACGGACTAGGCTGGTTAGCGGAAGATGCTGGCGAATGCCAAAGTCTAAAAGGGTATCACAACATCATGTGTTACCACGGCAGCAGCGTATATAACACAAAGGAAATGGCAAGACTTATTGATTGTCTAACAGATGAATGTGAACAACTAGGTATCAAACTAGAACCTAGTGAGTACATCCAATCTCTTATAGAGGGGTGGGAGAGTGAACAAACGAAAAAGGAATGACGATAAACTCTATAAAATTACAAGACCGCAAGCTATCGAACGAGATAGTATAGATGGATATCCGTGTTGTGTAATATGTGGAGCGCCTGCTACTGAGGTACACCATATATTGCCTAGAGGTAGGGGCGGTACAAGTGAACTAAATAACCTAGCGTGTTTGTGCAGATATTGCCATGAGAATTTAGCACATGGAGTATTTGCAAAAGAAACACAACGTAAGCTGGAAGAGAGGAATAGAAATTTATGTTAGTTAAAGACTTAATCAATAAATTAAAACAAGTTAATGAGAATAACGAAGTTGTTATTGTTGATAATTACAACAATTTGTTTTCAAAAATTGAAGTTTTAATTGCTAAAAATGAGCGAGATAAAACAAAGGAACTCATAGTTATTGATGTAGATTTTTAGGAAAGAGGACAGATGAGTATGAAAAGAATTGATGTTGTTGAATTATATGTGAAGAAACGAATTGAGAAATTAGAACAAACGCAAGGTACATATAAATCACATGATGGTGAAATCGTAGAATTAAAAGATGTGCTTGATGTGATTAAGCAATCGCAACCAAAAGCTAAGTGTGTAAGTGTTGGTGAAATTATGGCAGTAAAACCACAGTATAAAGAAACTGCTTGCGACCACGTTTATGGTAAATAGTGCCTATGAGCGATAACAAAAAGTATTACTATCTAAGGCTTAAAGATAATTTCTTTGATAGCGATGAGTTGAAGATATTAGAAAGCATGAAAGACGGCTACTTGTACAGTAATATTCTTTTAAAACTCTATCTCCGAAGTCTAAAGAATGATGGAAAGTTGGTGGTTAATGATCGCATTCCTTACAATGCAGAAATGCTGGCAAGTGTAACTGGACACCAAATAGG